TGTTGCTGGATCGAATGAGTATGCTGCTGGATATGCATATAGGTTTACTCCTGTACCGATTGGTACTAATTGGTATTTACCATCTATTGGTGAACTTATTATAATCCACAGGTACGTGTCAGAATTGAATGATTGGGTATTTGATACATTTGGCTTTTCTTATTTTCCTTCTTCTGGTGCTAAAGCTTTTTGGTCTTCCACACAAGGAGATGCTACTACAGCTTGGCAATTAAGTATTTTTGCCGGTGAACCCCATACAGCAGTAAAGAGGAAACCCAATGTAGCACTTCCAGTAATTAAATTAGGTTAGTTAATAACCGCTATTACTTAGGATAGTGTCAATTTGTAAATAAAGAACTTTTAAACCTTATTGACGTTTACTAAATAAACTGTCAAAAGATATCAGAACGCTAGCTAATCTTGTATTGGTTAGCGTTTTGTTTTTCAATCATCCTCTTTCAAATTATTGTAATGTTACAAAGACTAAATAATATTATATTAACAGCTCGAAGTGTAGCTACAGTGAATTACTTTAAAGAATTAGTTAATGATGGACCAATTAAATTTGCTGCCTGTTTGCTTTCTGGTACAATGGGTTGGTTGTCTACATTCTTTGCTCCAATATGGACAGTAATAATTGTAGTGTGTGTATTTATACTTATAGATGCAATTCTTGGCACCAGAGTATCAATTACTCGTGGTGGTAAGTTTGAATCTAGAAGATTGTGGTCTACTTTAAAGAAATTCGGAAACTGTGCAATGATAATTTCTTGTTGTCATCTCATGGACACAGAAATATTAAAATCAATAGACATGCATTTGGTAGAAGCATTTTCAGGAATTGTCTGTGGAGTTGAACTATGGTCGATGATCGAAAACCTTCAAGCAATTGATCCTACTGGACCGTGGAAAATCTTTAGTAAATTCATACGTAGCAAAGGAGAAAAGTATTTAGACATTACAATAGAAAAAGATGATTTACCAAAAATAAAGAAATTAGTAAAGAAAATAAAATGATATTTTCCAAAGTAAAATTAGCAATTGCTGTTATTTTTAGTTTACTATTGTTTAATAATGTCAGACTTGCTAAGAAAGTAAATGACTTAGATAAACAAGTAGGGATTGCAATGAATAATGCTCAAGTATGGGAAAATATTGCAAATCAAAATAGAAATGAAGCAAGGTTATTGGAATTGACAGTAAATGATTTTAAAAATTCTAACGATAGTCTAATAAAGGTCGCCAGGGATCAACAAAAGAAGCTAAAGATCAAAGATAAGCAACTACGTCAAGTAGCATCCACTGAGACCGTAATTAGAGACACCACAGTAAGAATAATCCCTTCGAAAGAAAAGGATTTCTGTGTAGAGCTAAAACCAAATCAATTGACAACCATCACGGTGGCTAGAAAAGATAGCGTGTTCACACATACTATGGAAATACTAAATCATCAAGATTTATTTGTATACGAAGATAAAGTCTATAGAAGACGTTATAAGAATTGGTTTCAAAGATTAATTCACTTCGATTTTAAAAAAGATAAAATCAGTAAATATCAAATTATAAACTCTAATGATTTAATTCAAGTATTAGATACTAGAGTAATACATATATCAGAATAATTGCAATACATTTCAATTTAGTGTTAATCAATAAATAAACTATGCATTTGAACAAATTATTAGAACAAATTAAACGCCATCAATCCCCTACAGAAGCTATAGATAAGTTGGCAACAGCTTTAGAGAAGCATGAAGGTAGCCTGTTGGAGAAAGGCTTCACTATTTTAAAGTCAGAATTGGCTGCAAATATGTATGAAGCTATAAATGGCCCTCATTTTGATGAGGAACATGCTCGCTATGCTGTAGAGGGTATGGAAAATGAGGATGGTACAAAAGGTCCTCACTGGACGGTTGAAGAGACAACGTCCGTTGCCAATCAAATGGGCATAAACTTAAAATCAGAGAAACATAACAAGTGGGACTGGTTTGTTGCTATGAATATGATATATTCAGACTTTTATAAAGCAGTAGTAGCAATGACTGGTAGCGCAAATACCAAATATTTCGCAGAATTAGCTAAAGCTTGGCTTTGTGACAAAGACATTTCAGAAGGCAAGATGTGGCACTACTATGTGTACATTATGTGTGACGACGAAGAAAACGATTATAAAGCATACGAACGTATGCACAGAGATCGTGAAGAAGAATATGGTCGTTATGCAAGACGTTCTGGTAGAATGGAATATGCAAATAAAGAAAGCGATTACCGATATCCTTACTCTAAATATTATGACGAGTATGAAAGACCTGGTCGTAATAGATATTATGAACTAGA